TTATAGAAGAAGATAGACCTGCACCTCCATAAGTGTCTGATGTTGTTCCACCATTTGCTCCATTTGCAGATGCTCCACCACCTGCTCCACCTTGTTGAATAGTATTTGTAACAGTAATATCTCCACCATCAAATCCTTGTCCTGCTGTTCCATTTGAACCATTTGTTGTTCTGGTGAAGCCATACCACCTTGTGCAATCTGTTGTTGCATTTGTAGTAACTTCTGAGCAGCTTCTGCTTGAACCATTGCTTCTGGTTCTGGTACGGAGGCCAGCTGTTGTTGTATTTGTTGTGCCATTGCTGGGTTCTGAGCAATCTGTTGTCCAGCTTGTTGCGACAAACCAGCTAACTGTTCTTCATAACGAATCAAAGTGTGTTCAGAAATATTAGCTTGAAGGGCAGCAGAAATACGAGGCATTGCAGGGTTTTGTTTATTTGATGGGTCTTGTAAGAAAGCCATCTTAACTGCAATGTGTGCATCATGGTTCTGACCCTTGAATGCTTTAATTGGTTTACCTTTACCTGCAGTCATAATGTCAGCCATTGGGTCTTGAGGCTGTGCCTCATCTTTAATAGGCATAAGCTTATCAACGTCAGGTACATTAGCTGTGGTAAGAAGCATTCTATTAATGGCTTCCATGTCAAACATTCCTGGAGGAGATTGTTGTGCAATTTGCTGAACCATTTGAATCAACATCATACGCTGTGCGTTAGATGGAATGTTAGGGTCAGACACTGGAATAATATCTACTTTACCATCAAAGTCCATCTTGAAAATCTTTTCAGAAATTCCTGGAAGGTCATATGGATATTCTTCATCCAGATACTCGTAATCAATACGAGCTAGAATTTTAAATTCATCGCCTTGTGCTTTATGTAAGCGTTTGTGAATGGCAGAGAAGAACTTACTTGAAGCTTCTAGTAGTGCCATGGTTGTGCCTACTGGCCCATAGCCCCCGCTGTCTGCAATTACTTGTTCGGTGCTGTCGGCAAACTTCTGCCCTGCTCCTGTAACATAACGTAACATTTCAAACAAAGTACCCGATGGTTCTTTAAATGGTAGTGGGATAATAGACTTGGACAAGTCCATGCCTGTTGCTTCTACTTCTTTAAACTCACCAGGCGCAATGGGGTCATTATCACCCACCATGCGAACTCCTTTAGCTTTGAAGCCACCAGGAAGGTTAGCAAACTGACCTGCATCAAGAAGACTCCGCATAGCTGCAGTGGCCGACATTGTGAGGTTGCCCAAGAAATGAATAAGCCCCAGACCATAAAAGCCAAAACCAGGAACGTATCTGTAATGTGTGAAGTGCATCTTTTTAACATACTTGTCATCGTCCTCTGCCCAGTTACGTCTAATAGATAATACTTGTCCTGACTGTTGTTCTACAGTTACAATGTAAGGACAGGCTGCTCTGCCTTTGTGCATCTTATCTTCTTCAAGTTCAAGATAACAATGTTGTTCCAGCAGTACATACTGCGGGTCATTATCTGATGCAGGAGACAAACCAAGAACACTGTCCATCTTTTCGGCCATGCCTGATAGATTAGGGATACTGGCTTTAGGTAGCTCAACGTCTGCATACATGCCTGCTTCCATTTGACGAGCCATGTCTACAGGGCTACGATAAATAACATGTGTATATCTATCGGCTCTGCGTAGGTCTGTTGCGTAGTAAGACACATAAAACTGGTCAATAGGAACAAACTCAGACACGGGGCGGTCAAGGCTTGCATCATAATATATCTTCTTAATGGCTGAACCAATAAGCGGTAGGTGGAAAAGCATACGTTCAAACTCATCGAAGTATTCAGGCATCTGTGTTGTTACCTGATAGTTCATAAAGTTTTGTACACGGTTTGCTTGTTGTTGTTTCTCAATCGTTGCGTCACCAAGTACCTGCGCCTTTACTGGCCCTTTGGCAGGGAACAATTCAGTAGAGGCTTTGGATTGGAACTTAACTGCAGACTCAATCAACAGTGGGTGTACTGCTGTGGCTGCTCCCTCAAACGGCTCTGTCGTATCTTCAAGCTTAAGACCAAGTAGGTCGAAGCCACGTTCAAACATTGATTCCCACTCATCACGAGAATCTTTGTCAGCTTCAAACTTGTCAATAACAGTTGCGCCAATTTCATCTAGTTTATCTTCGTCAAGGATGTCTACAAGGTTATCGTAAAAACCTGAGTCACCTGCTTCAACCTCTAGCTCTAGCTCACTGGCTGTGCCTGAAAGGTCTACTTCAATCTCACCTGTCTCTGGGTCAATGGTAATGTTAGCATCAGCAGTAGAGACATCATCCATCTCAAGCTCAAGCTTCGGTGCGGACCTGTCGTTATTCATTTCGTATGGGTTACGTTCAGTTGCCATTTACTTTTTCTTTCCTGTAAGAGCTTTACCATATCCACGTTGAGCAACGCCGACACCACGTGGCTTTTTAGTTTTCTTCTTAGAAACCTTACCACCCTTTTTTAATTTCATTCCTTGTGGGACACCCGCAACTTGTTTTTTCTTAGCTTCGGTTAATGCAAGCGCTTTTGCTGCACTACCTGCCGTTGGCATTTTCCCAGTAAAAGTACCCTGTGATTTTCCTGCCAGCCCTTCTAATGCTTCAAAAATTTTTTCTTTAAAAAACCCTGAGTCTCCAAATAAACTTTTGCCAGTTGCTGCAGCTTTTGAGGTCTGTGTTTTATCACCAGGTCCATAGACGGATTTCTTTTTAGCCATGTTGAATATCCTTGATTAATTACTGTTGCCTATATTATACACTTAAGTACGCCAATATCCAACCCTCTTTGTTCGTCTTGGGTTATAATCATCTTCCCAATTAGGGTCTTCATTGTGAGACACATGCCAGCTGTCCCGCATATAGTGGATAGCCATAGTCATTGCGTCTACTTGGTCATCGTGTGCGCCGTTTGGAAAGGCTAGTGATTCATCGTATAAGTCCTTCGCCCACTCCTTACCCTTCGGAATGTAGACACGACCTGATTCCATCAAAGGCGTTGCAGCATAGACACGAGACACCTTGTCCCTGTCAGGCAGATAGTCCAGCACTGGCAGTCCAGCAAGACGCATGTCCTGCAACAGCGATTGACCCGAAGCCTTCTTCTCAATAATACATACGTCAGGTCGGTGCTTCTGGTATAGGTGCTGCGCCGTACGTCTCAGGTCAGGGTATTCAAACCTTTCCTTTACATTGCCCAGTAGTATTAGGTTAGGCACTACGTATTCATTGCCATACTCATCCCTCTCTCCCTGGTGAAAGATGCCCCACGTCTGAATAACACTGTAGTCAGCAGTCTTCTTGGTGGAGAAGGCAGTATCGTATGTCTGGATAATGAACTCACAGTTCGGTGGGTCTTCGTATTCCCACCACTGGAACCACTTCTTCTTAATAATCCCGCCTTCGTCTGGCGATGGGTTCTGCATGTATAGTGCATCCCAGTATCTGCTGCCATTGCTTGAACGTATCTCTTGTTCGTCTAGCTTCAGTACTTCATCTGGCTTCCACTCAGGAAAGTAGCTGCTACCTTCTGGAAGTCCCAGCAAGTCTGCAGCTGTTTCGTCTAGCCACGCAGGGATACTAATGACTTCCCACGGTAGACCAGAGATGTCTGACTCTTGTTTCAGCAACCAACCACACAGGTCATCATAGTGATAGCTGGTGTTAATGATAATGATGGCCCCATTAGGCATAAGACGGGTACGCAGACCTGACGGCCACCAATCCTTAATGTATCTGCGTCCTGCTTCGGAGAATGAGTCTTCTTCAGACATCACATCGTCCAGCAGGGCTAGATGCGCACCACGTCCAGCAATCTGTGACCTGACACCAGCAGCATAGTATGAGCCATTGTGGTTTGTCTTCCACTTACCAGCGGCCTTAACGTCTGAACGTAGCTGGACACCCTTAAATGTTTTCTGGAACTCCTCAGTATTCACAATGTCACGGACACTACGGCCAAAGTCACTAGCCAACTGGTCACTGTGGGAGACAGACATAATCTCGTGGTTAGGTTCACGACCAATATACCACGCTGGGAATATCTTACTGGTAATAAGACTCTTGGAGCTACGAGGGGGCAGGAAGACCATAAGCCTTTTAAGCTCACCATCGGCAACCTTCTGCAGTCTGTCGCATAATAACTCAATGTGCCTACCCATCTTGAAGTCTGTCACCAGTGTTGGTGCAGTTCTTCGTACAAATGTAAGCAAGTCTGTTTCTGACTTAACCTTTGCGTACTCATCGAGGGAAGACAACAAGTCTCCATACGTGTTAAACTCTACCTGCTCTTGAAGGATGTTGCTATTATCTTCTAATTGTTCTGTTGTCATGTAATGTTACGGCCTGTAATAATTCGTGATGTGTTAATATCTGGATTGCGTATTGTATGTCGCTCGAATCCGTGCTAAAATATCTTTACTTTAAAGTTCGGAGGTACAATGTATAACCTCCACAGCCCCGCCTCGTGTATTAACTCCCGACCACTGTATAATTATACTTCCTACCTTCTTATTATACAACTACATTATACACAATCTCGGACGCCCCGCCCTGAAAATAAAATATATGACAAACCTGGTAAAAATTATAAATTTTATCGGGGGTGTTTTGCTGTTTGTCTTTCCCAGATTTAGGGGGTAGGGGGCATTGATGACAAACCTTCTCAAAATTTTCAATATGTCACAGGGGTATATTATATATACACGGGCGCAGGCGTTTTGCGGGGGTGGGGTGCGTGTGAGATGTTCCCCAAATCTCCACTGTTTGTTCACCATTTGTTCTTTGTTTGTTCTCCTAAAACTATTGCTAAAGCAATACCTTCCAAATCCCTACAATGTTGCACAAATACCACAGAGAATCTGTGAAGATATGACAAATGTTAAGTAATTCACCGAAGGTGTGTCTTATTTG